ATAAGGTTTTAGATAAAGAAAGAGATTTAGTTAAAATGGGTTTTACTAGCACAAATTTTGAAGGCGTAGGTATAAAAAATTTAGATGAAATTAATTTTAAAGTCGATAAGAAACAATTAGAAACTTATTTAGAGGATCTTTATAATAAAAAACAAGTGGGAGAGGCTCAAACTGAATTATTTAATTTACAAGATTCTGGAAGAGAACCAAATGCAAACGGTGGAATCGCAGGATTGTTATAATGAGCGAAATTGAAAAGTATAAAAAGTATTTAAACTTTAAAGCAAACCCCCGTTACTTGCGACGCGATTTTATAGTCCCGTTATATACAGGAACGGAACCAGACATTGTTCCAGAGACGAGTGTCGAGGAGCTAGGAGCTGTGCAAGAGTTTAATGATAGAGGGAGCGTCGAGAGACAGGGATTTTCACCTGGAGGTATTTCTAAAAAAGTTCCTGAAGGTTATATTACCGGTAAACAACTAGAAGAGTTAACAGGAATTCCAAATCTTTCCGTTAAAGCAAAAGAATTAATGTATGCTCCAAAAGAATACAAAAGACAAAAAAATATTTTTGGAGATTTTTATAAAAAAGAATTAAAGGCAAAATATTTTGATATTGGTCAAGGAGGTAAATATGGAACATTACATTATAAAACTCCAACTGCAGAACAAATAGAAAAAATGAAAGAATATCATTTAAGAAAAGGCGCTAAATATGGAGTTACACAAGCTACAGCAGATAGAATGAAATTATTTCATAATAATCCAAAACTTAGAAATTATGTTCGCAATGGAAAAATAATACCAGACGAATTATTAAAAGATTATGGCGTTACAAGAAATGAAGCAGCTCAAACAACATTTAGATTAGCACAAGCATATAACGGTAAAAAATTTATTAATGTGGATGTTGGTATTACTGAAAATAAAAGAGCTGGAAAAAAATTATTTGAAGCAATAGATAGAGCTCCTTTTGGTAATCCATATAAAATGGCAGCTTATAAAGAAGCTTTAAATGTTATTACCGAAGGAATAGGAAATAAATATTTTCAAAATACAACTTTTGAAAATATGAAACGAGAAGCTAGAAGAATTTTACAAAAAGAAAAAATCTCAGTATTTGATCCAACTATTAAAGATTCTACAGGAATTAATATTAATGAATTAACAGGAGTAACAGCATCTTCAAGAAATAAATCATATCCCTATTCACAATTTATTAATTTAATGGAAGGAAATTTAAATACAAAAGCGTATGCTACATTTAATAAACAATTTGAAAAATATGAAAAAAATTTACAAAATGAAATTGCAAAAGGAAATAAAGGAGATCCAAATAAAATAATTAAAGAATATAAAAATTATACAAAAGATTTTTTAAGTGGATTAGAAGATGTTGATAGAGCTCAAATAGAAAAATTAGGTTTACCAGAATTAAGTTTAAAAGAACCAACGGAATTGTATGGTAAAAGAAGAATAGCACAATTAACAAAACAAGGTTTAGATTTACCAAGTTCTTACAAAGAATTAGGATATAGTATTCAAGTTCCAAAAGGAACAGCTACATTAAAAGAATTTATTAATAATCCTGAAATAAGAAATCAAATGATAGCTAATATTGGTTGTCCTACTTTAGTTAGTAAATCAATAGGAGGAAGAGTTAATTTTTCTAATGGATCTAATTGTTATGCAAAGGGATTAGAAAAAATTCAATCTGGAGAACTTGGAAATGCAGAAAAAAGAATAGCAGGTGAATTTTTACAAGCAGCAGGGGCAGCAAGTGAAGATGTGCAAGATGTTTTTAAAGGAACAAAAACTGGATTAAAATTTTTACAAGATGTTGTTGTAGGATTAACTCGTCCAGTGATTGCAGCAAACATAGGTATTTCTGCAGCAACAGAGGGTGAAAATATTTTAAGAGGACAATTAAATCCTGCATCAAGACTGGTAGAATCTATAACTTTTGGAGCTTTAGGGGGAGGTCCAACAGAGGTGGCAGATCAAATGTTGGAGTTTGGTTCTCCAGGAACTATTAAAACAATTAATCATTCAAGAACAATTAAAAAATTTAACGATCAAATAGAGTCAGAAAAAAATGATATAGAAAATGCAAATAATACTTTTGCTGAATATGGAATTGATCCAACAAGCGTAATTTTAGAAAAAGAAAAAAATATTGCAAATATAGAAAAACAAAAAAATGAATTTTTATCTAATCCAATTTTTGTTTTAACACAAAAAGATAAAAATGATTTTGAAAATGATTTCAAAAAAATAGTTAAAATTGGTTTAGATAAAGGAATAGAGGGAACTAAAAAAACAGCTAGATTTACACCAGAAATACAAGCAACATCAAATGAAATTTTAATTGATAGAGAAAGATTTCCAAATTTTGCATCTCAATTAGCCACCGATCTTAGAGGAACAGAAATTGAAAATATATTAAAACCATATAGTGATATTGAAAAATCTATAATAGATGAATCTACATTTATTGTAAAAGACCCCGAGTTATTAAAAATAAAAAATTATTATCAAGGTTTTAAAAATGCAGGAGATATAATTTATAATGAACCTAAGCCATTAACTGATGAACAAAGAATAGAAATTGAAGAAATGGGAGCAAGAACAGGAGCAGCAAAAGGAGGTTATATAGATTATGTTAAAGAGTACAGAAAGTACGCGCGCGGAGGAAGAATTAATTTAAGTAATGGGGGTGATGGAAATCGTCCTAAAATTTCCAGAAGAGGGTTTTTAGGATTTTTAGCTGGCGTTGCTTCAGCACCTTTTGTTGCAAAATTATTTAAGGGTAAAAAAGGAATTCAAGCTGCAAAAATTGCAGCTAAAGTTTTACCAGAAGCAAAAGGAATGCCTGAATGGTTTAATCCACTTATTACTAAAATAGTAAATGAAGGAGTTGATATATCTCCTAAAGCTACAAGAGCTGAAGATATTCTTAAAGTTAAAAAATTAGAAATACCAACACCTGATGGAAAAGGTACAGATACGATTATTATGACAAAATATCCAGACGGAAGTATTGAAGTTGATGCAGAAGTTTTAGGTGGAGGTGCATTTGATTCACCTTTTACTTTAACTTATAAACCTCCTAAATTAGATATTGATTTAACAACTGGAAAACCAATAAAAGATCCAGGTAGTTTTTACGTTATAGAACAAAGACCAAAACCAGATTACAATGATCCAGGCAATTTTGAAATAGATTATGAAACTATGTATGTTGATGATGCAATAAGTGATATTGAAAGAATTGAAAAAATTGCAACAGGAAAAAGAATACCTCCACAAAAAGTTGAACAAAGAGCAGGAGCAAGAAAATTTGTAGAAGAAAATCCTTCAGAGGATATTGTAAATAGATATGGAGATGCAGAAATTGAATATGACCGAATGAAAGATGAAGGATTATTAGATGATTAAAAGATTAACTAGAACAATACCACCATTACGAGGACCTAACCCGCAAGGCTTGAATATTGGTTATAATACTGTTAGAACAGTTAAATCGGAGAAAATAACAAATGGCAGAAATAGAAAAACCTATTCCAACAATAAGTAGACCTTTGACTCCTGAACAGGAGACAGAACTTGTTATAAATGAAACAGAAGAGATGCCAACATCTCCAACTGAAGTAACTGAAAATGAAGATGGTAGTGTAGATATTAATTTTGATCCAACAAAAGATTTATCTGGACAAACTGAATTTAATGCAAACCTTGCAGAAATTTTAGAGGAAGATGTTCTTAATTTAATTGGTTCAGAGCTTTATCAAGATGTACAATCTTACAAAGATTCAAGATCAGATTGGGAAAAAGCTTACACACAAGGTTTAGATTTATTAGGATTTAAGTACGAGCAAAGAACAGAACCTTTTCAAGGAGCATCGAGCGCCACGCATCCTGTTCTTGCAGAAGCAGTAACTCAATTTCAAGCTTTAGCTTATAAAGAATTGCTTCCCGCGGGCGGGCCTGTGCGAACACAAGTTGTTGGATTAGATACACCAGAAATTCAAAATCAAGCAGATCGTGTTGCTGAATTTATGAATTATCAAGTTATGGATGTTATGAAAGAGTATGAACCAGAATTTGATCAGATGTTATTTTATTTACCACTATCAGGATCTACATTTAAAAAAGTTTATTACGATGAATTATTAGGTCGAGCTGTTTCTAAATTTATTCAAGCTCAAGATATTATTGTTCCTTATTCAGCATCCTCTTTAGAAGATGCAGATGCAGTCATTCATGTAGTTAGAGTATCTGAAAATGAATTAAGAAAACAACAAGTTGCAGGTTTTTATAGAGATATAGAATTATTGCCATCCGATGAATTAACACAAGACAATAGTATTCGATCTAAAGAAAAACAATTAGAAGGTGTGACCATGAGTGGTCAGACAGATGGTATTTTTACATTATTAGAATGTCATGTTAATTTAGATATAGAAGGATTTGAAGACAAAAATGCAAATGGTGAACCTACCGGAATCAAACTTCCTTACATTGTAACTATTGAAGAGGGATCTAGAGAAGTTTTATCTATTAGAAGAAACTATGCAGAGTTAGATCCTAAAAAACAAAAGATACAATATTTTGTACACTTTAAATTTTTACCGGGATTTGGTTTCTATGGTAATGGTTTAATTCAAATGATTGGTGGTTTGTCTAGAACTGCAACTCAAGCATTAAGACAATTATTAGATGCAGGAACTCTATCTAATTTACCAGCAGGATTTAAACAAAGAGGAATTAGAATTAGAGATGATGCACAATCAATTCAACCAGGAGAATTTAGAGATGTAGATGCACCAAGCGGAAATTTAAGAGATGCATTTATGCCTTTGCCTTATAAGGAGCCTTCACAAACTTTATTAGCATTAATGGGGGTCGTGGTTCAAGCAGGTCAGCGCTTTGCTTCGATAGCTGACATGCAAGTGGGAGATGGGAATCAGCAAGCAGCAGTGGGCACGACCGTGGCTTTGCTAGAAAGAGG